TGAACGCCGAAAAGTAATGAAAGAGACAGAGTACAGGCACGCAATCGCTTACGAACAACTTATAAATGACCCAGATAGAGGAATAAACGCATGAAACATAGGATTACTTACTCGACTCGGACTCACGTCATTGAAATTCCATTGACTGATTTGATTGAACACGCCAACTTGAAAGGAACCCAGTTGCCTACTTCTGATCCTTACATCCGGTGGGTAGAACTGCCTGAATGGGCTGGCGTACAAATCCGTTGGACCGAAGAATTAAGTGAGGAGTACGATGAAATCCCGCATGACTAACGAACAAGCTAAACAGCTTCTAGTTTTAATGACCCAGCTTTGGTGGAAATACACCATCCCTGATGGCACTTTGCAGTTATGGAAAAACGAACTAGAAGGCTGCGACTATGAGATAGCGGAACGTGCTTTACATGCACTCGCTGACGAAACAAACGAATGGCCTTCGTTCGCTCAATACAGGCGTCATTACAGAGCCAAAACTCCGCACCCGGAAAACCTCAACAGGTTACCTGCCCCGAAAGCATCAAAAGAAACAGCTATGCAACACCTTGCAGAAATGCGTGCTATTCTTCGTAACTAGGCGACAAGCTGATTCTTGTTGTCTTGTTCATTCATAACCCCACTTCCCCCCACGAGTTCCTCTCTCCTTGTGGGGGGAAGTTTATTTACGGCCACAAGTCCAGAGCTTAAAGTCTCCACTGTATTCCCAAATGTGGTAAGCCATCGCAGCGTTTGATTGAATCTCGTATCGCTTTGCCCACCATTCTTTGCCGAACACTCCGCTCCAAAAGTATTCATTGATCTGGAAGTAACCATGATCTTCGCCATTGAATGCGGTAGGCAAATGGTACGACTCACACCATGCAATGCTTAATGCTTCGACGCAATCCCATTCATACGAGCAAGTTGTTTCAATGACTTCATCTTGTACTGGGTTGGGAGCGTTCAGCCCAGCTAAATCAATGAGCAACCATACGAGAAGAAGCCGCACTTACGAAACCAGATTAGGAGAAGCAGAGTTTAACCTTGTCCGTTCGCGACAGTAAGCACCACAGCTTTTGCATTGATACTGCACGTATTGGGTGGTCTTAGTGGACCTGTTGCCTCGCCTTATTAGGTCGTGATATCCGCAAGTGGGACATGAGTCAGGGCGATTGTCTAGTAACGCTCGGTTGGGATGGTTGTTCATCCAAGGACGCAATCTCTTGTATACCGCTTCCAATAAATCAACGTCTTGCTTGGCGTATTTCTTCATTGTCTGCCACGACTTCTCGTCGCCACGCATACAACCAGCCCACAATTCAAATCCCCCAGTGGCCTCTTTGTTCCCTAGTCCTAAGTGTTGGCCTAGATCCCCAAGTTTGTTGCTATTGAACATGAAGTATTTGCGGGCCACTTTCAATGTGTCAATTTGCAATGGCATTGTAGGGGGAGTTAAATCATGGAAGGCGAATCGAGCGTTAGCTTTACGCATGTCGAAACGATCACCGTTATGGCCGACCACAATGTCAGCTTCATCAAAGAGTTTCCACAAAGCCCCGGCAACAGCGATGTCATTCTCGGGATCTTCAGCATAAACATCAGCAAAGTCTGGCAATGAAACTACTTTCGTAGTCTTTTGCCCTTCCCACTTGTAACTGAAGCACAACAAATACCATTCACGGTACTGTTGAACAACATTCTGATCGTATTGACCCCACACATATGCCAGATTGGGCGCAGTTTCAATGTCGTAGAATAAGATTTTAGCCACGAGACCCCCTAACTCGGTACTGTAAGCAGCCTCACCATAAGAGTACCTTCCCACCACGCTTCATCGTCGGATAGGCGCTCTGCTTGCATCTCTAATCTTTCAATGGTCACGTTTTCAATGCGGTCACCTTCTTTGTAAGTAACCGTTTGACCTGATTCCATCCGTTGTCTCAATGAAGTAAAGACTTGATTGGAATTGAATGTAGCTGGAGCCCCACTGTTATGGGAAGTCAACACTTGTCGTCTCAACACAATGGGGACAAGGATTTCATCGACTCTGGCTGGTGTAGCGATGCACGTAGTCAACCAATCTTCAATGATTGGAGCCTCTGTGGTGCTCGAAGACCGCCCTAAAGTGATAACAAACTTGTATGAAACCGACGATTCGCTAACAAAATCAAAGTTTTGGGCGATGTTGGGGGTCAATGAAAGCGCTGAAGAAGCATTATTGTCGTTCGTCGCAGTGAATGAGATGCTCCCAAGCAATGTAGAAGTCGGGTCTCCTCGATATTCCAATGTCGCGTCTGTGTAAGGGAACGTAGGGGTGTTGTCTGTGTATTTAGTATCACCGAATGTGTACTGGTCACGGTCCTGACGGACAGTTACCGAACGCAACAGCTTCGGAGCTACCGTTGACCACGAAACTTCACCAACAGTCAAAGAACCTGACGCTACTTTCACGTCAGATCCCGACTCGCCATACACTCCTTGACCTCGTTCAGCGAAATATGTTTTCCCATTGAATCTTGCAACTGATTGAACATTCCCAGAAGCAGCCGCAGAAACAATGTCAGGTGCCCAAGCGGGGACCAGAGTTTCAGTGAACCGAGTTAAATCAACACGATAAACCTGTCCTGACCCTCCCCCCCACCAAATGAAACGATTATCTGCATCCAATGAATAGGCTGCACCCCCATTATCAATGACAGGTCCAATGGTTACGGCGTTTGAAGCTGTGTCAACAAGCCCTATGCGAAGTCCTGCGCTAGTTGCAGCAGCAATAATGCCATTGTAAGAAATGATTTTATTGATTGATTCTCCACGAGGAAGCTCACCAGCAATGGTTGGCGCATTCAATGTGCCGCTTGCTGTTGCTACCCCAATGTGATGTATCGACCCGGTGCCGTTAGTGTTGGCCGCAGCAAAGATACCTGACGGGCCACTAGCGAATGAAACCCATGTAGTTGCGCCAAGCGTCGCCGTGTAATCCAATGAAGATGAAGCCTTTGCTCCATTGACATCCAACTCAAAGATGTTGCCACCTAGCGCTCCAATGAAACGTCCAGATACAATGCCGATAATTTCTGCATTAACGGCACTGCCACCCCATCCACTGTCGTAAGTGGCGTTGTTGACAGCGACTCGTCTGATAGCTGCGGTTGAACCGAACGCCGCATAAACATACGACCCATCAGACGCAAAGTCTTTAATGTCGTAGCCCATGTCAGCAGTAGAAGCTGACCAGCTAGCACCTGTCCAAGCTGATGTGTATTTCAGGTTTTGTCCATCAGAATAGTAAGCGAATGTGTTACCTGACACATCGTCGTTGACAGCTTGAAGGTTTAGATCAGCGTCGGTAACAGAAACTTTCTGCTCAGTTGAATTTAATAAAGTTATTTGGCCTTTAGTCCACGGATCAATGCCAGCAGAAATGCTGAACCGGCGACGATCAGAGTCATCCAAATCAAAATGCGTTTGACCAGCACCATAACTCCAGTCAGTTTGAGAACGAGTCCAAGCGCCACTTGTATCTAAAGTGTTTTCGCCCGGCTCTTTACTTGTATCCCTTTGTTCACGCAAAGCAGGCACCGTTGTACGCCTATATTGGCGTGTGTCGATAAGGAACTGAGTCCCATCAATATCAACAGGCAGCGATGCAGGGTTATAACTCACGCTTTGAACCCACTCCAGTTAGCACCCGGACGATTAGCCGAGTTTCGTTGCCACATCTGAGGGTACATTGAAGCTAACCGGGCAGCTTCAGCTTGGACACGCTGATCTCGACGGAACCGCAGATCTCTCATTGAAGCAGATATAGCCCCCGGAGGTACTTCTTCCGCCATTCTCGAAGTTCCTTCAGCATCAAGGAACTCTCGGCGTATGGGAGCAGTTGTCATTAAAGCTAAAGCTGCGCCTAGAGGCGGTAAATCGTAAGCTGTAGATTGCAGCCCGGTAGTAGAACGAGCGGTTGCCCCATCAGCGATAGGGGTAAGTGGCGACTTGTAACTCACTGTTACTTTTTGGCCCGGCCACGCCGACGTATAAAGAATAAGCGCTAACCCACTACTGAATGAACTTGTGTCACGGTTTCTTTTCAATCGCCACGACATCACTTCAGGTTCGCTGGCTTCTGACCCAACATCTGCGTAAGTAACTGAGTAAACAGAATTAACTACGTTGCTCCCAGTGTCAAGGTTGTAACCGTCTACTCCCCCGTTGTAAGTAAAACTTGTTGTCAACATTTGGAACAAGCCGCTACTCGGGGTAGACAAATCAGCTAATTCGTCATTGATTGATTGAACAATGCGATGAGTTGGGAACTTCGGGGAAACCCGAACGATTGAATCAACAGCGTGTCCCGTTGCTGAAGCAGTCGAACCACCATACCCACGGATAACATTGACTTGTGTGTCACCAGTTTTAGATGTGACGTACATAAGCTCTGAACCAATTTCAATGACAGTGCCCCTTGAAATGCCACCTGCTAAACCCTGAACATAGATAGTTGTGCTAGTCGCATCGGAAACAAGTGGCGCAATGACAAGATCAAGTTCCTCAACATACCCCGACAAAAGCATGTCCCTTGTCTGGTCAATCCATACTTGTGCAGTCATTGTTTGCTCCCGAGAACGTCGTTAAGGGCTCGTTCTTTACGTTTCTTTTCCGACTTTGGTCCTTGGAGGAGCGTTCCGGCTGTGATCTCGTGCGAGGTCGAAGCGTCCCGTTCCATTTTGGCAGCGCCATCAACAGTCTTGGGCTGAATACCCTCAGATCGGAGGCGTTTGTAGGCTGCCATATCCCTTTCTTTGTCTCTTTCTTTAGCTTTAGACCCAGACCAATCAATCGCCTTGCCATCGTGCATACCTCTTGTCGGTGTAGCTGACGCAGCGATATGCACTTCACCGAAATACTTACGAACAACTCCCCCACACGAATCGCAAATACCGTCATAGGTTTCATCAAACCCGTGACGAATCTCATGGTTCAACCCACAGTCGAGACATCGGTAACAATAAATTGGCACTATTCTGGTCCTACTCTGAATGAATAACCTGCCCCAACGAGGACAGTTTCTTCTGCTTCTGTTAAATCACGAGGGCTTTCATGTCCCCCATAGATCCATCTTGTCACGGTTGAAGCGTCTGATGGAAGATGGGTTTGTACAACTGATCCATTGACAATAAAGACATTCCCACCTTTAACTCCCGGCGAGAAATGCCTCATCAATGCGTAAGCTGCTCGCGAAGGTGCATCCTCTGGGACGCCGACCCGTGAAAGCGTGTTAGAGGTTGGCATAACAAGTAATCGGTACACTTGTTTGGGCCCCATAACAGATGTGCAACTGATAGTGCTGGCGGTAAAGGTATAGTTACCACTTGCTGCCTCCGAAGGCATAGACGCTGTAGCCGCAATAGTCGCTGGCGTAGCATCAATAGTTATGTAAAGTGAATGGCCGGGGAAAGCCGCCTGACACGCCACAGTAGCCGGCGTAACAGCCGCTGAGACCGTCGGGGTGGGGAGCGTAGCTGGGGCTTCAATGCCGCCCTCTACGACGATTGAGTTAGCTGTGACTGTTGGAACAATTACTACCGGACAAGCAACGGTTGACGCATTAACTGTCGCCGGGACCGATACGCCAGCCGAGAACGTCGTCGTAACACCGATTGTGGCTGGCGTCGCAATCGCCGCCACAGTAAAGCCAGTATCAACAGGCTGAGAGTAGCCAACACCCGACTGGCTGTAATCCACCAAGATACGGTTGTCTGGTATCGAGGTGTCACGTTCTGGATAGGTGAAGCCACTCTTGTTATAGTCATAACCTGCGCTATAAGCTACGCCACCCGGACGTTTCGGTGTGTAAACATATGCAAACGTGAGCGACAGATCTGCCGTACACCCGATTGTGGTAGCAGAAATAATCGCATCACGTTTTGCGTAAGGAAAGTTAGCTTCCCTATATTGAATGCCGCTTTCATTGTAATCGTAGCTACCCGGATATTTTGGGGCGTAGTCGAACCCCGGCTCTTGATATTCAATCTCGTCTTTGTTGTAAGGATTGACAGCGGGGAGCGGCACCGGGAAGCCTCATCTTTCTAGCTGGTAATTGCTGCTGTTTCTGGATCTCCCACTTTTCTGGCAGCAACAGCCTTACCAATAGATACAAGGGCCGCAACACCGGCGACCTTCAATGAGTCAGACCAATCTGGTCCGGGCACTGCCATCGCAGCTACCCACGCCTGAGCGAAGGTAGAGATAGCACGTTCCAATGAATCTTTAATAAAACGCTGGTTGAACAACTTGGTTCCTCCGTATTTTCATTGCAGCCCAAGTCTGTGGGCCTACAATTCCGTCAGCAACAAGCGAATTAGCTCGTTGCCATTGAATAATTCTAGCTTTAGTTCTCCGTCCAAAAATACCATCTGCTACTAACCCGATGCGTTGCTGCACCAATCTTACAGCAGCGGACTTTGAACCTTTGCGTAACGTACCCGAAAATGGAACGAGCCCGTCCTCTGGTTCTTTAGGTAGGGTAAGCGTTGGAGCTTCTACAATCATTTTTCGAGCAATCAAAGCTCTCAATTCAATCATTGAAAATGATGGATCAACCTTACGTGAGGTCCATTCCTTATGCCCGATCACAGTATTCAATGGATTCCATTGAAATCCGTCACACAGAAAAGCGCACAACTCTACGAGTGCGTCCATCTGAGCCTCGGGTATATCTTCACCCAACCCGTCATTAATAAGAGAAACACCTATTAAACGAGAGTTAGCGCTGATCTTACCGGGACTTGTAGCGTCCCCTACTACCGGATTGTTCTGCTGCATCCGTGTCAACACAGCTTGTAAGCCTCGGCCAGCGTGGTTAGCTTTCACGTTCTCAGCAGTCAACTTGACAATGGTGCCATCACGTTTGATGATGTAGTTGTATAGAGGTCCGGGTACCTTGTTGACTCCTCGTACACACATTGCGATCACGTTGTCGGGATCTGCGTTGCGGTTTGAGGCGGTGTGGTGGACGACTATGCCGAATGGTTTGAGTGGCCGCCCGGTGTTTACTTTGCCGGGGGCATCAACCAGTTTCATCTGGGGCTTCCCAATCGAGCGTTTCTACACTCCAGCCCTGCGTCCATACACCTGATGTGGCGTTAAAGACAGGAGCTTCCCGAACCAACTTTTGATAAGTCAATGGAGGTTTAGGGTTTTCGTCAGACGCATCTTCAGGATAAGTAACAACGGTTTCAGGGGAATCGTCAACTTCGACAGCACGCCAGCGATCTGGCAGAGGATCTCCCACATTCCAATCTGGATGAACAGCTTGGATATCTCCTGAATGTCGGGGATAATTTCCTTCTATATCCATGTAAACGATATTCAACATTAGAAAGCACCCAATGTGATAGCACCTGTTTTTGCTGTTGTCGTTGCAGTTATGCTTTGGAATTGATTCGGTTGAATACTCCCCCAAGAAACAC